TTTCTTAATAAAAGCGTATGTTCCTTGTTTTAACATAGGTTCCATTGAATCACCATTAACTAAAATACAAAAATCAGCATTTGATGGCGTTTCGTCTTCTTTAAAAAATACTTCTTCATGCAATATGTCATCATATAATTCTTCTCCTATGCCAGCACCAGTTGCACCACATGCAATATACGATACTAGTTTAGACTCTTTATATTCATCTATAGAAGTGACTTTATTCTGTTCATCTAATTGCTCATTTGCGTAGTTAAGTACGTTTTCTTGGCGGGGAGGTGTGAGTTGAGAAAATATGTTATTGATTTTTGACATTATCGTTTCATCTTGACGTTCTTCATCAGGAACTCGATAAGAATCTACATCATACCCCATAAGCCACGCTTCACCAACGTTCAGAGTTTTAGAAAGTAGGTAAATTCTATCTTGGTCGGGTGATTGTACGTCGTTAATATATTGAGATAAAGTGCTTTTACTTAAAGATATACCTAGTTTCTTTTGATAAGGTTTCGATTTATTAATGATATCTACTTGTTTTAAGTTTCTTATTTTCATAATGTGTTTAAGTCTATTTGAAACTTTTTCTCTCATTTAGTGCACCTCCGTTTGATAACTTCATAATAAAGCTTGTTGAACAAAAATTCAACAAAAAAGTTCATAAATCATGAATTTTTGTATTGACTTGATTCAAAACAAGGTGTAAAGTATAGTTAAGTTCATGATACGTGAACTTGAGAGGAGGTGCTTTTATGTGTTACGACTACTCACGTTTGAGCGGGAAAATAGTAGAAAAGTATGGCACTCAGTACAATTTTGCAATTGCTATGAAATTGTCAGAGAGAAGTTTATCCTTAAAACTCAACGGTAAAGTTGGTTGGAAAGACAGTGAAATATGGAAAGCTATACAACTACTAGATATACCGGTAGAGAAAATACACTTATATTTTTTTAAAGAAAAAGTTCATGTTATATGAACTTAAGGAGGGACACAATGGAACAAATCACGTTAACCAAAGAAGAGTGTGTCGAACAATGCATCAATAAAGACTTAAAACTTTTAGATTATCGAGTTCAACAAATTTTAGAAGGTGTTCTATCAGAAAGTACCACATACGGTGATGCAAGAAATAAATTAGAAACATTGAAAATTATTGCTGAATCTCATTTTAAAACCGAACATGCTTCAGTTATTTACAAATTAGCATTGAAAAAGTTAGACGAAAAAATCAACGCCACTCCAATTAAAGAGTGACGGAAAGGGAGGATTTTAAATGTTTAAGGTTTTAAATGATATAAAAACTTCTTTAAAAAACCATCCTTGGGGTTGGAAAGAGCACTTACCTTATTTGCTGATGTTAACTCTGTCACTTGTGGCTCTGATTCTCGGTGTTCTGTCCGCGATTCTATGATAACAGGCTTTATATAGATTCCTTTGTTGGTAGTGACTTTGATAGTCACATCCCATTCCCATATCACTGGATATTCTTCGAGCAAAAAAGTACATTCTACACTTTCATAAGGTCCTAAAGTAAATGGAATGGAGTAGTTTTTATCTTTATATCGTATAGGTTTGAACGTTTTTTGTTCATTTACTTTATTTTTAATATCAAATTCAACGTCAATAACAGAAATGGGAAACTTTGTGAAATTAATAAATGTTATATCGTTGTAACTTGATTTGTCATCGACCAAGTAATTAAAGCTTCTGGTAGGTATAACATCGATGTTAAGAGAATCTTTCATATAGTCTAAATAATATTTAAGTGCAGTCAGTAAGAAACTAAAAATTGCGATACAAATCGCGATTATGTCCATACTTATCACCTCCTTAGGTTGATAACAACATTATACACGAAAGGAGCATAAACAATATGCAAGCATTAAAAACAAAATCGAACATCGGCGAAATGTTCAACATACAAGAAAAAGAAAATGGAGAAATCGCAATAAGTGCAAGAGAGTTATATAAAGCTTTGGAAGTTAAAAAGCGTTTTAGCGCTTGGGCAGAAATTAACTTGAAGCATTTCAAAGAAAATAGGGATTTTACAAGTGTACTTACAAGTACGGTTGTTAATAACGGAGCTGTAAGACAACTAGAAGATTATGCTTTAACACTTGATGTAGCTAAACATGTTGCGATGATGTCAGGTACAGAAAAAGGTTTTGATTTTAGAGAGTATTTCATCCAAGTAGAGAAAGCATGGAACAGTCCAGAAATGATTATGCAACGTGCTTTAAAAATTGCTAACAATACAATCAATCAATTAGAAACAAAGATTGAACGTGATAAACCAAAAATTGTATTTGCAGATGCAGTAGCTACTACTAAGACATCAATTTTAGTTGGAGAGTTAGCAAAGATCATTAAACAAAACGGTATAAACATCGGGCAACGCAGATTGTTTGAGTGGTTACGTCAAAACGGATTCCTTATTAAACGCAAGGGTGTGGATTATAACATGCCTACACAGTATTCAATGGAACGTGAGTTATTCGAAATTAAAGAAACATCAATCACACATTCGGACGGTCACACATCAATTAGTAAGACGCCAAAAGTAACAGGCAAAGGACAACAATACTTTGTTAATAAGTTTTTAGGAGAAAAACAAACATCTTAAAGGAGACATAACAAATGCAAGACCAATCATTAAAATTAGTAAAACTACAACTAAAATATCATAACCTTTCAGGACAAATTGAAGCTTATGATAAATCACTTAAAGAAATAAGATACACTCGAGATCTTTTCAACAAACATCTAAGCATGAATAACGAAGACGCATTTGCTGGTTTGGAAATGGTAGAAGATGAAATTACTAAAAAGCTACGAAGTGCTATCAAAGAGTTCCAAAAAGTAGTGAAAGCGTTAGACAAGCTTAACGGTGTTGAAAGCGATAACAAAGTTACTGATTTAACAGAGTGGCGGAAAGTGAATCAGTAACATTCACTTCTTAATATAACCACGCTTATCAACATCCACATTGAGCAGATGTGAGCGAGAGCTGGCGATGATATGAGCCGCGTTTAAATACATTCGATAGTCATTGCGATAACCGTCTGCTGAATGTGGGTGTTGAGGAAAAAGGAGGATACTCAAATGCAAGCATTACAAACATTTAATTTTAAAGAGCTACCAGTAAGAACAGTAGAAATTGAAAACGAACCTTATTTTGTAGGAAAAGATATTGCTGAGATTTTAGGATATGCAAGATCAGACAATGCCATTAGAAATCATGTTGATAGCGAGGACAAGCTGACGCACCAATTTAGTGCATCAGGTCAAAACAGAAATATGATCATTATCAACGAATCAGGATTATACAGTCTAATCTTCGATGCTTCTAAACAAAGCAAAAACGAAAAAATTAGAGAAACCGCTAGAAAATTCAAACGCTGGGTAACATCAGATGTCCTACCAGCTATTCGCAAACACGGTATATACGCAACAGACAATGTAATTGAACAAACATTAAAAGATCCAGACTACATCATTACAGTGTTGACTGAGTATAAGAAAGAAAAAGAGCAAAACTTACTTTTACAACAGCAAGTAGAAGTTAACAAACCAAAAGTATTATTCGCTGACTCGGTAGCTGGTAGTGATAATTCAATACTTGTTGGAGAACTAGCGAAAATACTTAAACAAAACGGTGTTGATATAGGACAAAACAGATTGTTCAAATGGTTAAGAAATAATGGATATCTCATTAAAAAGAGTGGAGAAAGTTATAACTTACCAACTCAAAAGAGTATGGATCTAAAAATCTTGGATATCAAAAAACGAATAATTAATAATCCAGATGGTTCAAGTAAAGTATCACGTACACCAAAAGTAACAGGCAAAGGACAACAATACTTTGTTAATAAGTTTTTAGGAGAAAAACAAACATCTTAATAGGAGAACACTATGGAACAAATCACATTAACCAAAGAAGAGTGTGTCGAACAATGCATCAATAAAGACTTAAAACTTTTAGATTATCGAGTTCAACAAATTTTAGAAGGTGTTCTATCAGAAAGTACCACATACGGTGATGCAAGAAATAAATTAGAAACATTGAAAATTATTGCTGAATCTCATTTTAAAACCGAACATGCTTCAGTTATTTACAAATTAGCATTGAAAAAGTTAGACAAAAAAATCAACGCCACTCCAATTAAAGAGTGACGAAAAAGGAGGATTTCAAATGTTTAAGATTTTAAATGATATAAAAACTTCTTTAAAAAACCATCCTTGGGGTTGGAAAGAGCACTTACCTTATTTACTGATGTTAACTCTGTCACTTGTGGCTCTGATTTTCGGTGTTCTGTCCGCGATTCTATGATAACAGGTTTTATATAGATTCCTTACCTCCTCTCTGTAGGAGATAACAATATTATACACGAAAGGAGATGTAACAAATGAGTGAACCAATCAAAGAAAAGTTAGAACTACTAATTCTTAAAACACTTAAACATAAAGAAAATTCAACATCTATTATCAGTAATGACGAGTTAGAAAAGCTATTTAATATGTATAAATATTTAAATGAGCCTAATCAAAAAAGGGTTTGGATAGTAGATTTAATCCCATGCGTAGCTTTGATTTGTGCAACTAGCATTCTAGTAACGCTTTTATTACTAGTGATGCAATTGCTATAGAAATACTGGTGATTGTACCAAGAATCCATCTAATCCAGCTGTTACGCGCGGAAAAATAAACATCTTTACCTTTAGATGTTATAGACACGTAACCACTGTATTTCATATACAGAATCGAGAATGAAGAATCTTCAGAAATTTCGAGGTCGTTCTCAACTTGAGTAATCCATTCTTTGCGAAGCATGTATTCAAAGCCTTTATGCTGATCAGATAGTTTTATTTTTTCTTTGCTACAGGCTTTATGTAGTACTAAAAAAGTTGAGATATTCACACACATCACCTCTTTAGGTTGATAACTAAATTATACACGAAAAGAGATGTAACAAATGAACATTCAAAAAGTAATGAAATTAATATTGAAAAAAATTCATGAGATGAGGGAGATTTTAAAAAAGTTCAACAAAAATATCAGACACAAAGATCTAATTGTCATCAAAGTGAAAGATGAAAACAGCGTTCCATTAGTCATTTATAAAGGTGGAGAGCTGAAGAGCAAACGAGTAGTTAAATTTTTATGGGTAACTAGAAACGGAAATTACGAAGGTGGTTACGACATAAACATAGAGCATTATGCAAAGAGTGAAAAAGGCAGACCCGGTAGATATGAAAAATCAGGATTTAGAAGTTTGTTTTTTAAGGAGGATTCACAGTGAACAAATTGTATAAAACAACCCTCCTCATCACAATGGCAGTTGTGACGTGGAAGGTTTGGAAGATTGAGAAGCACACTAGAAAACCTGTGATTAGTAGCAGGGCGTTGAGTGACTATCTAAACAACAAATCTTTAACCATACCGAAAGATGCTGAAAATTCTACTGAATCTGCTCGTCGCCTTTTGAAGTTCGCCGAACAAACTATTAGCAAATAACAACATTATACACGAAAGGAAAGATAGAAATGCCAAAAATCATAGTACCACCAACACCAGAAAACACATATAGAGGCGAAGAAAAATTTGTGAAAAAGTTATACGCAACACCTACACAAATCCATCAATTGTTTGGAGTATGTAGAAGTACAGTATACAACTGGTTGAAATATTACCGCAAAGATAATTTAGGTGTAGAAAATTTATACATTGATTATTCACCAACAGGCACTCTGATTAATATTTCTAAATTGGAAGAGTATTTGATCAGAAAGCATAAAAAATGGTATTAGGAGGATATTAAATGAGCGACACATATAAAAGCTACTTAATAGCAGTACTGTGCTTCACAGTCTTAGCGATTGTGCTTATGCCATTGCTGTACTTCACTACAGCATGGTCAATTGCAGGATTCGCAAGCATAGCACATTCATATTCTAT